CTTGCGTGAGCGCGGTATTCGCGAACAATTTGAACACAAGCTTGACGCGATTGCCGACTTCGACTTTGACTCCATATCCATAGTTCTTTGGGAAGGCGTCCCTGGCTGCGGAAAGACCACAGCGATTTGCCTGAGGCACAACAAAAACGTCGACGTCGTGCTGACAGCCGGCCGCGCAGCCAGGACTGACTATCTGAGGCGTGCCGCAGCGTGGAACGGTTCCAGAGACATGTACAGAACGTACGACTCTGTGCTCCTCAACGGTGCCAAGAACATTGTGGCGCCTGTGATTCACGCCGATGAAGGCCTCATGGCGCATCCCGGGGACATACTACTGTGCGGATTGTTGTACAACACCCAGGTCATCGAGATCTCAGGCGATCGCAAACAAGTGCCGTGGCTGAACCGCAACGTTCTGTTTCATCCGACGCACAAGAGACACGAGTTTGACCACATCTTCGAGATCACTTCAACATGGCGATTACCTCAGAGCGCGATGCGCGTTATGCGGAAGTTTTACCCCAGCATAACGTCCAACAGCAAGATTCAAGGTACAACCGCTGGTCCGACGTTGATCAAAACGACGCCGGTACTGAGCAACTTTGCGCTCATTGCAACGTTCACACAGGAAGAGAAGTTCGCAATGCAAGCTGCGAACCCTGGACGCCTGGTGTTAACAGTGCACGAAGCGCAGGGACAAGACCACGAGTCAGTCGCACTGGTCAGGTTGAAGCTGCAAGACGACCTGATATACGAAAGTCCAGGGCACATCTGCGTCGGATTGAGCAGGCACAAGCGTCATTTCGAGTACTTTACGGTAAACACCGGTGACATGACGTCAACGCTACTTGGAAACGACCCTATCGACATGTCCACAACTGCAGAGCTGGAAAGCACGACAATGCGGCACGCCGCTACAGTAGAGACAATGCCTGTGCAACCACCACTGTCCAGATGGAAACTCTGGCGACGAAGTACAACAGATTACTTGACGCATCCTGTTGCACAATTCATTTCACGCATCAACGGCCAGACCGGCCGCTGGCGCAATCAGTGGTTGCGTCTTGTGCACT